CATCTTCTTTTTTGGTTAATTTTACAATTTCAATTAATTCTTTTAATTTCATATTACATTTTTTGGTTGACGATCTGAATTATCGTCTTGTTTATTTGTTCCACAATATATTTCATATGGTGGTCTAAATGGGTCATTTGGTCTTGGGAAGGGGTTAACTGGTACCGGTATTGTATAAGGTTCTGCAATTCCAATTTTTGGTTCATCTCTAACTTCTCCCATCTTTTCAACAATTGGTGCAATATCTATATGTTTGTTTTCCAACTTTCCATATAGATATCCTTCCAACCAAATATAAAATTCTTTGTGTGTTAACATAATTCCCTACTATAAAGATTTACTAAAATTAATCTTACAGCCTTAAATTCCTTTGCTTTTTTAAGGTTTAACCCATAAACATTTGCAATTGCTTTTAAATGAGGGTAAGCTTCACTTATTGTCATTTTACCTATCTCCATAATTAATCAATAAAAAGTTCAAAATCTTTGTTTACGTGACCACATCCATCACACATATAAGTTGGGAATGGGACTAGTGTGTCTTCCTGGCTTCCGGTTAATAGTTTTGGGACTTTTTTAAGCATCGTAACCTCTTTGAAGTACTTTGACTCACACTTCTCACACTTAACAGTCTCCTGTTGTTTAAGATCAATCTTTGGTCTAATAATATTATCTTCCATATTACTCTTCAATTAAATAAAGTTCATACTCTTCATCGTATTGTTTATCTTTAATAATATCACCACCAAATTCAAATTCATTTGCTAGTGATCCTTCATACCCATCTTTAATTTCAAATTCGTGTAAATTTTCTTTAAGATAATCAAAGGCTTCCTGGTCTGACATACCCTCAAATTCAGGATAATCTTCCTTGTTGATTTCAATTTCGTCATAAAGTTCGTAAACAGTATAACTTTTACTCATTCTGATTTTCATCTCAATATATAATTTATGTTTATTTTTTTAACTCTTTAAGTTTTTCTTTAATATCCATATTAAGTATAGTATTTATTGTGGTTTTATCAACTCTGTACTCAATAAATTCCCGGTCATCTGTTAGTCTAACTATTATACACCCAAGGAGTGGTATACCACCATATTTGGTTCCTTCAAGCATTTTGATAAGTAACTTACCATAAAGTGGTAATTGTACCTTATAGTGTCCAAGTGCGTTATCTGGTAAATCTCGGAATGGTGGTTTCATCTTTTTGGTATATTTGTTTACCATAAAGCTTTTTTCTTTGTTTGTTTTCCAGTCCGTAATTAAAAGACCTAGTTCACCACTAACACCAATAACTAACCACACTTTATCTGGTTGTCCGGTATATCCTAGTTCTGGGTGTCCCAAAACAATTTCAGTATCAAGTAATACACATCCTCTTTGTTTAATTAAATCAATATATCTTTTACCCGCAACAACCATTGAATCTCCCTTAACTATCTGCTCGGCATCACACTCAAAAATTGGTTGTCTTACTTCTTTGTCAATTTCAAAGTCGGCTAGAGTGTATGTCTCAAGTAGATAGTGAACTCTGGATCCCATATTTGTTGAATATGTGCCGGCTTGGGACCATTCTTTAAGTAATCTTTCTTTCTCGTCCGGATTTCCACCAGATTTATATTCTGCAATTCCTTCTGAATCAAACTCTTCATAAAAAAGTTTCATAACTTTTGATACCGATGGAAAATCTGATTTAAGATTGCCATCCGTATCAAGCATTGTATATTTGTGTGCGTCTTCCTCAAAAGTTAATTGAAACTCTTTTTGTCTGTCAGAGAGTATATCTCTTATTTCTTGTGCTACTTTATATAAATCCATTTTTAATCTTTTATTTCATAATAATATTCGTTTATTTGTCCTTTAAGGTCACAAGCATCTTGGTCATTTGGTAATTTTACAATTTTAATTCTTCCCCATAATTCACCACCATTAAGTTCGTGATATAACTTAACAGCGTTCCCCCAGGCGTCACCATCAAGACATATAATAACATTTGCTTTGGCGTTATTATATATTGTTTCAAAAAGAAGTTCTGACATATGTTTACCAAGCATAACAACTGGATTGTCAAGAAACATCCCATCAAAGGCACCCTCAACAAGATAAATGTCTTTATTCCAATCAATTAAACTTTCCCAAAATATGATTTTTTCTTTTTCGGCTTCAGGGTTTCTGTATTTTGCTCTACTTTTAGGGTCCCAACTTCTCCCTACATAATAATTTAGTTCACCTTTTGTATTATAAGATGGAATTATTATTCTACCCATATGACTTCCTTTATCACAAAATCCAATGCCAAATTTTTCAATTATCTCATCAGTAATCCCACGACTTTTAAGGTAGTTATATGCTTGTTTCCTTACCGGATATACTGGGTGTGAATCTTTAAATAATGTAAAATTGTCCGGTAAGATAACTTTTGGTTTTTTCTTTTTTTCAACCTTTTTATTCTCGTCTGGTCTTAATATGTTGAATAGTTTTTGGTATCGTTTATTCGCATATTTATCAAACAGCTTTTTAATGCTTCCGTGTGTTCCTTCACTATCACCACAAGACCAACATTTATAAACACCATCAATATAGTTTACCTCTAAATTATGTTTGTTTCTACCATCATCACATACTGGACAATTAAAAGAAATTTGACCACGATTAGGGTAGTGTAATCCGTGGTCACCTAAGACATCTTCTAATAATTCAACAAGTGCTTCTTGTTCTTCCATAAGTTAAGGATAGATTTTTTTTAAATATAGTATTTTTATTTTAAAATTCCAACTTCACAAGTTTTTTTTAATTTCTATATTTATATTAGTATGCCAATAGATATAACAATTAATAGTATTACTGGAACTTCACCTTATGATGTGTATATTTGTGACACAGGAAACACAACCTGTGTTTACGTTAATACAATTAGTAGCGGTAGTTTACCATATACTTTTACCGTACCATTAATTTTTGAGAACCTCCCGGGGTATAATGTAAGGGTTATTGATGATATTGATTGTATAATAAACTATGAATTGATTGTTTAATGAGTTGTATTTTTGGGACTGGTAATGTTTATGATGGTGAATATGCTTCTGGTGGTACATTTAATGGGTATAATTATTTTACCGGAGACACAACACCAATATACTATATGTACTTTTCAACTGGTGCGACACAAAATTTTTGGTGTCTATCATCCTCATTAGGTGGTGTATGTGATCAAGTTGGTACTTTGAATAGTTTTTCTGTAGACCCAGATTTCTGGTCTGGATTTTATACGATTAGTTCTTGTCCGCCAACTACAACAACAACAACATCACCTTGTGATGTATTTGATTTTGATGCAATATTTGATTGTATAATACCTTCTGCAACACCAACACAAACGCCAACTAGTACTCCAACACCAACACCAACACCAAGTCCGGACCCTTGTTTTGACAATGCAATGATAGCGACATTAACGGCTTATACTCCTACACCAACACCGACAATATCTGTAACTCCAACACCAACAACAACATATGTTGATAGGCCTTGTAAGTTTGATGGTATGGCTAACTTTAATATTTTTGACGAATATATGAGATGTGGTAATAGTAAAAACTTTAGAGATTGTTTCTCCGGAATTGATTACTATACACCGGATGTTTTACAATATTCTGGAGGTCCGCTAACACAAGGAAATGTTTATAAATTAATTGTTAATAATGTTGAGACTTGTGGTACATTTGTTGGACTTGTTGATAACATTAGTGGGGTTGATGAGATTCAAATTATATATGAGTTAGGTCCTGAAGTTGATGGGGCTTGTCTTGATTGTTTACCACCAACACAAACACCGACACCGACACCAACACAAACACCGACACCGACACCAAGTCCAAGTCCAACGCCTTGTGTTCTTAAAAAGTATATAATTCAAGCAACCGGTTTTCAGTGTAGTTATAAAATTTTTGATTGTAATGGACTTGAAATTTCAAAAACAATTCCTAAAACACCTGTTGGTGACACTTTAACTGTTTGTTCTTCTCAAACACCAGTGGCTATTACAAATTGTGCAACATTTAGTGTAAATGAAATTGGTCTTTGTTAAAAACAAAAATATCGGTCATTAAACCGATATTTAAAACATTCAATATTTTATTTATAATTACCAAATTTCATTTGAGTTCATATACCCCAACACACAGGTATACGCATCTGTTTGATCAAAATTCTCTTTTTTAAGGGTATTGTTTTTGGTATAAGACCAAATAATCTGAGGTTCTTTTTTTGCCACTTTTTCCCAAATTATTTGTTTCTTATCAATATCTTTCGGTAAACCACCAAATAGTACAAACTTGCCTTTATCATTTTCTCTCACAAGGTCTGGCCAAGCAAATTTCCTTGAATTATAGGTTGATATAAATTCCGGGACAATCCCAAGTGTCCCATAAATTTCTTTACAAAGAAAACTATTAAATCTTAGTAGTGTTTGTACCGTTCTAATGTTATTTGAATTAAGTAATGGTTCCTCAATTATAACTTTAACAATACCCAAATTAACATATTCTTTTAATTTTTCAGCAAAAATTTCAGATTTTAAAAGTAATTCTTTTAATTTATCATCTTTAACATTTTTTGGTCTTGGTGATATATGTGTAAGTTCAAGTAGTTCTTTTGATTGTATATCAAATAAAGCCCATCCAATTGTGCTTGTTGATATATCTAGTCCTAAAACTTTTGGTGCATTTTTAATTTGCTTTGCCATAATATTTGTTTTTAACAAAATAAGGCCAATAATTAAAAATTAAATATTAGAAGTCAATCTTAACGACATATTGTTGGATACCTTGCCTTAAAGTCGGTGACTGTAGTTTGGACATAACAAGAATATCTTTATTGTCATCAAGTAATGCAATTTCAGTAATATATGAACTAGTTCCAGGTGTCCAAGATGGATTTGTTGAAATCTGGAACTCACTTGAACTTAAATTAATTTTATATTTCATCTCATATATTGTCGCTTGGATGTCTGTTTCAAAAGATCCGTAAAAATAGTACTCATCACCAAAATTTAATTTAGGTTTTGTGTTACCGACTGGTGTTAAATCAATGTATTTATCTAACCTATAATATGGTGCTGAATTGTAATTATCATTTGTAATAACAAAAGTACTATTAACAAGTGAGTCTTCAGTCACATAACCACCAATAAAATCGTTACTAATTTGACTTGTAAAATCAATTAACCTCCATTTAGCAGGGTCAGGTCTTTGTCCTACCTGAACTTTTTGAGCTAAAATCTGGAATGATTGTGCAAAGAATCCAGCTGGGACATCACAAACATTACAAGGATTTGTTGTCGTCGTTGTTGTTACTGGTGAATATGTTGTCGTCGTTGTTGTTACCGGAACATACGTTGTTGTGGTAGTTGTTATTGGGTAATAAGTCGTAGTTGTGGTAGTAGGATTATAACCAGGTTGTGTAAGACACCCAAACTCACGGCCAAATCTAATTGCAACATTTTTATTTATGTCAGTAGTACAAACATCATTACTTTGAGCTTTCACATAATAGTTACAATGTAATGAATTTGTGAATCCATAATTATTTGTTAATCTATATGTCACATACATAACTTCGTTTGTTCCTGTGATAACTCCATTAATTGATGCTGTGGTATCACAAGTATTTGGTGTTATAAGTGTTGTTTGAGGTGCTGGTAATGTCCAGTTTCTATTTGCCTTATAAGACATAGCGGCTATTACCTCCTCGTCATCAATAATAATTAATTTACTATCTGGAAACACTTTACCAATTCTATTAGGTATACCATCTTTGTTTGTAAATGTATCCCAAAGATGATAGTATCTAATACCCGGTTGGTTCATACCTTCATTCTTTTTTGATTTGATATAATGAGGTGTAAACAATTCTAAAGATTCAAATCCTGGAGGATCAACCCAAAAAGTTGTACCATAACAACATTCAGGGTTTTTATGCCACATAAGCCAAGGAATATGTAATTTAAAATTACGAGCCTGACCTGTTGTATCTTCTGGGTTTGTTGGGTTATATGGTTCAAGTGCAAACTTTTCTCCGTAGAAGAAATCAATTGTTTGATTTGTATAATGAATAATTGCAATTGCTTTTTGTTCTTCCGGTTTAACTTCAACAATTTCACCCAAAGAATTATAATAGAATGTTTTATCAGTATCTGTTTGACCACTACTTGAATTATACCCAAAATACTCTTTTGATCCAATATAATTTATTGACCCAAATTTAGTATAATCTTCATATTGTGCCCCAACCAACCCTGCTGGTGATTCTGTCCAAGGAATATTCATATTCCATACCTTAACATCAAATTGATCTGTATCGCATATTGATTCAAAATCAATAACTTGTTCATTCCAATGTGGTTGTGGTGTAATACTATCATATATTTGAGTCATATTAGATGGGTAAATCAAAACTCTTGAGTAACAATTAACCGGAAAATATGTGTAATCTGGTGTTGTCCTATCAAGAGTTATTGTATTTTCACACACATCAATAATTCTATATGTCAATATTGTAAAACAACTATTTGCAGGCATAAAACAATCCGGTTCCGGTACTAAAGGACACTCAGGACTAGGTGATGGTGTAAAGCAAGGTGTCTTACTAGGGGTTGGTGTTGGTGTTGGTGACGCACAAGGGTCCGTTGATGACGGAGTTGGTGTCATTGTAACTGTTGGTGAAAGAGTAATTGTTGGTGTTGGTGTAGGTGTAGGTAAATTAACACATTCACAATTGTATTTTGCTCTTCCATCATAATAAATTGTTATAATATCACCAATCTGTGGTGTTTGTTCGTTTGTATAATTACAACCAGAATAAATAAGTTCAACTTTATTTGAACCATTAAGGGTTGCCATATCAATAACATAATTTGCACTTACAACATATTTGTTACTTACAAGCGCGTCCCAATTTACTTGATTTGATGTTGTATTTCCACTAAAAAATCCTCTTATTGGTGCTCTATTAAATACTGGTTCAACAATAGAGTCCATAAAAGGAATTCCATATGTATTTGTTTGTGTTGAGTCGGCCAAATATGGGTATTTAACGTATTGTCTATTTGATTGTGGTACACCAGTTGCATTTTGTGAGTTAAATTGTGGTTCTAAAACAAAACTATTAGTCTGATTATATGTTGATCCTAATTTATCATAAGAAATCTCACTATCCCCAACTTGAAAATAGGAGATTTTAAAATTACCTTGAGATAGTTTTTGTCTTCCAATATCAGTTACTCTTGTGTTAACTAATCCTGATGTATTTTTTATAATATAACTCATTTGTTAATAAATATCATATATAATATTTTATAGTTTTGGTGGACTTTTTTTAATACCAATCTCACCTAGGGTAAATCCAAACCCAGTCCCAGGGCTTGTGTTAACATTAACAGGTGTATTTATTGTTGTTACTGGACAACAAGGACAGATTAAAGTTCTTGCACTTATAATTTGTAACGAATATGTACCATTTGTACCACTACACTTAACACCTGGAGGTATTGGGTTAACAATTTGATTTGTTATTGTTCCTGTTATCGTTTGACCACCACTTATTGTTAATGTTTTAGTATAAGTTTTTATTTGGGTTACACCTTGTGTTGTTCCATCATTACATCCCGGTGTCGTAAAATTTGTGTTTTGATTTTGAGTTCCAACTAAAGTCATACCACCAAGACCAGCCGGACTTGTAAACACAACATTGTTATTATAAGTTGGTGCGGAAGGAGGAACTGGTAATGGACTTGAGTAATATGTTAAATTACTAACCTGTGTTATATCAAACTGAATTGTTTCTGTTGGTGGTAAACTTGGTGATGGTGTAATTGTAAATGTTCCATTACCGGAAGTTTGTACAACATTCATTGTTAGTGAATATGTTGGTGCTGGCGTTAGTGTAATTGTAACACTTTGTACACTACTTTCATTTCCTAAACTATCTTTAACTCTTGTGTAATATGTTCCTGGTGGTAAATTATTAAATACTGAACTAGAACCATATGTTATGCCTCCATCAATTGAATATTGGTATGGTGGTATTCCTCCGTTTGCACTAATGGTTATTTTCCCATCTTTACCACATTTAGCCGCTAATGCGTCAGCGTGGAATGTAATTGGTGTCCCACTACTACAAATACCCGAATAAGCAATAATACTATTAGATAATATTAATGGATTTCCTTGTATTGTCCAATTGCTTAATGGTGGAATTGATGGGTCATTGTTTTTGAATGTCCCAACTGACGTTAAACCAGAAATTGTCCAGTAGTTTGGTGTAGATCCTGTAACCCAATACATTAATGCATTTTCCGGAGACGCTGTCCAACTTGGGTACCCATTTATGTACGAGCTTGGGTAGAATTGTGTTTGTATTGTAGTACCTACTTTTTCGGTTCTTACAGTTCTTTTAAAACATAATGGTCCGTAAGTAGGTAATGGTGTAGGTGTGGGTGTAAGGGTTGGTGTAGGTGTTGGTGTTAAACCCGTTAATACACAAGTTGACGCTATTGTAAAATCATTATAAAAATCGGATACAACGGCCGAATACTCACCAGGACTTAATCCTGTTATAAGTTGCGCGACACTTCCGTTTTCCCAAGCAATTGTATATGGTGGTGTTCCGCCAGTTATAGTTAAAAGTGCTGTCCCATCAAAAGTATCAACACCAGATGGGTGAATCACATTACAAAACACATCCATAGGAAATATTGTAAGAACATCACATTCATTTCTAGGTTTAATAGTAATTGGTTTTTTGGGACAAGCATTATTAATACATTTACCACCATTACTAACAACAATACTTCCTTCATAATCAAAATATGGTTTTGTTTTTGCACAAAAATTAAATGTCTGACCTGTTGGTAAGATACCATCAAATAAAACATTGTTACAATTTACATATTGTGTTGTTATTGGTTCTGATGGTGTTTTAAATGTGTAACAATTACAATCACAATCACAACTACCACTATAATCTATTGTAAATGTTGTTGTACTAACACAAGTTCCTGAACTATAGTAGTTTACATAAAAACATTCACCACTTAAGACTTCTGTGTTTGTGATATCTAAAACGACATAATTATTTACAAAACCAGACAGATTTGGTTCGTTACTATAAAATGGTGTAAGAGTTCCATTACAAGGATATAGTTTATAACATGCCATTCTTTTTAATAATAAATAATTACTTTTTTGTTTTTTGAATAAATGATTTCATTAATTCAATATACTTTATTGTTGATGAATTTTTATCAATATAATCAAAATGATTTTCATTTTTAATTAGACATTCAATTGGGTCAATATTTATGTATTCACCTTTATAGAATTTTGTTGATTTTAAGTCGTCGGTTACTCCTGCCATATGAAGTATTGGGCACTTTTCATATTTTTCAATGTTATCAGTTGCCCAAGAAAAATTAAGATCCTTAATAACACTTGTTTTGTTTCCATTAAGCCAAAGGTTCCAAAGAAGCGACCACATTTCTGCAGTCCAAAATTGTATCTGCCCTGGATTGATCGGGAACCTTTTTTGATATGAGTGCATTTGAAAATACAATGGTGTTGAGTCTTCGTATATTTTATACCACAACTTGGAGTCAGTATTTTTTACAATATATTGGCCACCCCCAGAATTTTCTTGATTTTCTTTTATCACATTTACATCAATTCCAATAACATCAGCCATTTCACTTAATAGTTGTCCTTTCTTAGAATTTTTATGTTGCCTTTCATATCTATCACAACAGTCAATAATGTAATTATATCCAATGTATCCTATGGTGTCTGAAAGGTATGATATATCATCTTTTAATAATGTTTCAAAATCTGGTAATTCTCTAAAAATAATATCAGCATCGTGAAGAAAAAATGATTTACCAAATTGTGGATATTCTTCAAGCCATCTTGAAATTAAATATGGTTTTATACTTGGTATATATGTTTTTTTTCTTCTACTATCTTCATAGAAATGTATATTAACCCCAAGATTTAAAAGTTCTTTAGCACCTTCGGATGGTTCTTTTGCTCCGTGGACCATTGCTAGTATTACGTGAATATTTTTTGGGTTAATTCCTTTTTCAATAAAATTATGAACATATAACTTTATTTGCCAATGAAAATAAGAAACATCTGGTTGTGCGGATACAAAAACTAAATCTTGCATTTATAATTTACTTTAAAATAAATTTAAATGAAATAGTAAAATACTGAATAGATTATGTTTTAGTTATTTAAATTCTCAAGAGCCGATATTCTATTTTTTAACTCATCTATTACTACTTGTTGTTCTTTTATAGCTTCAACAAGTAATGGTATCATAGCGTCAGTATGAACACCTTTGTACTGATCAACTTTATTTGTAAATGATAATCTAGGTTCAACAGATTCAACTTGTTGTGCGATAAATCCAAATCTTTCATCATTTCCACCAGCTTTTCTATCTTTCCATTGATATGTAACACCACTTAGTTGTAATATTGTATCTAAACCACCAGTTATTGGTTTTATATTTTCTTTTAGTCTTTCATCTGATGTATTTGTTGTTAACTTACCTGTTGCATCTATTCTAATGTCATTAACAAAAGCTGAAGTACCCACACTTCTTAATGCAATATTTTCAGCTTCTAAGTAATTAACAACATATACCACAGGTTCATTTGTCCCACTAAAAACTGAAGTTGTATCACCAGATGGTAACAAATATAATGTGTCATCAGTACCACTTGTTCTAAAAATAATTGGACCATCAGATTCATTAACAATAAATAAAGTAGCGTTTGTTGACCCAGTACTAAAATTAGCTTCAAGAGCTGAGTAGTTACTATATTGAGTTAGTCTAGTATTTAAACTTGGTGATGTTGTACCATTATATAACCTAATATTTGATCCTGCTGACCCAGTTCTTAACTGAATATTATTTTCAATTGACGCTGTTTCTGAGTAAATACCAAGTTCATTATTTGGTCCAACTGATAAACCTGGTATAAGACTACTATAAGTGTTATTTGGTCCTCCAATTCTTACATTTCCGGTTATTCTTGTGTTACCACTAACGTGTAATTTTTCACTTGGTGTTTCCAATCCAAGTCCAATAAAGCCTTTGCTACTACCATTACCATCAATAAACATATGTGCGGTAGATAAATCTGGTGTTGTTCCAGCATAAAATCTTATATTATCAAGTGGAACCGATCCAGATGGTGCGTTTATAATATTTAAGTTTCTTGTATTTGCTCCGGCATATAAAAACATATCACCATTACCACCATAACCCGGGAATATGGTATCAGTCCAACTTCTCATTCCAACGCTACCTCCAGTTGCTGGTTGGACAAAACTATTAAAGGCTATGGTGACATCAAATCTTGGTATTCCAGTACTTGAGAAAATATTAAACCTTCCTCCTGTTGATGTTGGATCATAGTAAAATTCACTATTTGTTCCGACAACTTGTAAGGGATATTGTGGTGAGTCGGTACCAACACCCAATCTTTCATTTGCTAAGTCAACTGTAATCCCACTATTGGACCCAAAATAAACATTTCCTTCATCTAAAGGATTTATATTTAATGGAGAACAAGAATGAATATTATAAACATATAAATCATCAACACAATCTGTCGGTGACCCAATTGTTGTCGCAGATATTGTTGTTGCTGATAATCCACCAGTAAACGTTGTTGTTCCAGTTACAATACCACCACTAAAACCACCGGTTGTTCCAGTAACAACAAATCCATTTACATCAATTCCTAAATTATTAATTGATGTACCAGTTCCAAGTAAAGATATGTTTAGATATGGTACATAAACGGTATCGTCTGTTGTACCAGTTATATTTTGACCACCAATAACCACAGACCTATTACCAGATACAAGTGAATCGCTTGAGTGTATAAATGATCTACTACCATTTGCAATTGATTGGTAACCACCAGCGTGTGAAGCATTTCCAGATGCTATTGTAAAATATCCTTCTGTATGTGAAAATGATCCATTCGCTATTGTTGCATAACCCTCAGCATGTGAAGCACCCCCGCTTGCGAGTGTTGTAATACCCTCTGCGTGTGCCCAAGTAGTTGTCGCACTTGTTTGTTGACCTTCTGAATGTGAATAATCACCAGAGGCTGTTGTTTGATAACCTTCTGAATGTGAATAATTACCGGATGCTGTTGTTTGATAACCTTCTGCGTGTGATGTAATACCATTGGCAATTGTTAAACCACCTTCTGCGTGTGAACCAAGTCCGGCTGCGGTACCACCACTTATAATATTAAAACCATCATAATAACCACCTTCAGCGTGAGCTCCTTGATTTGCAGCCAAAGAATAATACCCTTCAGCGTGTGAACGAAGAGTACTGGCAATTGTTGAGTCTCCTTCTGTGTGTGTATAATCACCAAGGGCTTGGGTAAAAAATCCTTCAGCATGTGAATAATCTCCTTGTGCAATTGTTGAGAGTCCCTCTGCATGTGAAGCGATACCAGTTGCTGTTGTAAGTTGTCCTTCGGCATGTGAATTATCTCCAGTGGCTATTGTTCCAGCTCCTTCGGCGTGTGACCCAATTCCGGTTGCCGACCCACCACTAAAATAAAAAAATCCATTAAAATATCCACCTTCGGCGTGTGATGCAAAACCTCCGGCGATTGACTGGTATCCTTCAGCATGTGATGTGTCACCGCTAGCTATTGTTGAGTCACCTTGTGAGTGTGAAGCGACACCAATGCTTGTTGTACTAACTCCTTCTGCGTGTGATGTAGCACCATTGGCAATTGTATTATACCCCTCGGTGTGTGATCTTAAACCAAACGCACTTGTAGATTCACCTTCGGCGTGTGAAAAATCACCTCCCGCAATAGTTGAATACCCCTCGGCGTGTGCGCTATCACCACTAGTTGTTGTAGAACTACCTTCCGCATGTGATGAGGCACCACTAGTTGTTGTAGAACTACCTTCCGCATGTGAAGCAAATCCGGTGGCGTTTGTTTGAATTCCCTCAGCATGCGAATAATTACCTTGTGCTATTGTATTGGCTCCTTCAGCATGACTTATTATCCCTAATGCATATGATGTATCACCCTCAGCGTGACTACCTTGTAAAGCTATTGTTAAAACACCCTCAGCGTGTGAATAATCACTAGCTTGTGTTTGATAACCCTCAGTATGTGAATAATCACCAGCTACAGTCTGAAACCCTTCGGCGTGTGAAGTAAGCCCGCTAGCAATTGACCCATCGCCACTTGCTGTTGAGTTATTACCTGATGCTAATGTTTGGTTTCCCCAAGCAACAGCCCTATCACCAGTGGCATCAAGTCCGGTTGGGTTTACAGCTTTTATTGAGTCTACACCAGTAGATCCTGATGTCCAATAATCGGTTGGGAATATGACATTACTCAAAACTTGGCCGATGCTTGCTTTATATGATGAGCCAGCTGGATTTTGTGATGTATCACCAGTTATGACAATGTGAATTAAATCATTTAATGTTACGCCAGTAGCTAAAGTCCTATCGGTAAGAAATGCCATATTTTTTTATTTATAAATACAATAAAATTTATTATTGGAACTGGAATATCTCCCAATCCATAAAATAAAAATCATCCCCGTCTTGGAATTGTTTTTCTTCTGGTGGAATATCTATACAAGGAAGTACTCCGAATTTTTCACAACCAGTACTATCAATTAGTTTAAAGCCAATGGCCGGAGCCATATTAAATGCTGGTGGTAAAGTAATTGTGACTGGTGTTGTAGTTATTTGCCCAACATATACACACCCTACATTATAAACCGTACACACATATCCACTAAATGGTGGTACTAATGTTCCGGTTGTAATATTATTAATTATTAGTTGTGTCATTATTTTTATGTATTAGGTACATGCGACACAGGCAATATTATAATCTATTATTAGATTTAATTTTATATTTTCATCATTTAATAAATTATATTTTTGTGTTGAGCAATTTTTTTGTATTTCTTCACAATCATTTGTTAGTTTGATTGTATTGTTTTCAAAATCAATAATTATATCACCAATTCCGTTAAATTGATTAAATAAAGATTTTACAGTTTCGGACCATAAATAATCTGTTGGGTAATCATTAAGTGCTGTTGATGTGTAGAACAATTCTTCTTTAATCTCGGATCCAACAACTGCCTGAGCTGTAAATGTAGCACCGGTTACAATACAATTTGTATCACCACTAGTTAAATCATAAAACCCTTCGCTATACATTTGAAGTATTCCTCTTTTTGCTAGTGCTTTGGTGTTTTCAAAATAACTTTCACATATATTGAAAATCTCGTAACTTGAGAACAGCTTTGTCCCATTTAATAAAATGGACGTTGTTTTAAAGCACCCACCACCATCTGTTATTGTAAGTTCATATGTTCCAGATGTAAGTCCTGTCACTGTTGTTCCAGTTTGTCCGGTTATTACTGGATTCCAACTAATTGTAAATGGTGGTGTACCATCTGTTATATAAATATCAATCCTACCATCATTACCTAATGCTGGACTTATTGTTGTGTATATATAATCAACACAACTTGATGGTGCAATAAATAAAGTTTTTGTTTGTGTACAAGGAAGTAAATCATTATCGGTAACCTCTAGTGTGTAAGTCCCAGGGGCTAGATTTTGGAAATATCCAATGTTTTGAGTTACGTTTACAAGTGATGGTGATGGTCCTGTAAGTTTATATGAAACTGGGAGTGTTGCCCCAGTTGATATTGATGTACTTATTTCTCCATTATTTAAACCAAATGTTGTGTCAATTGTAATCGCACTTATTGTAAACTTATCAACATTGTTTACCGATGTTGTTCCACTATAAACACACCCACCTTTATCTATTGTAATAATGTAATTACCGCTTGATACATTTAAAAATGTTTCAGATAAACTACCATTTGGTATCATACTAAAACTTCCATTTGATCCTGATAATGTATATGAATATGTTCCTGGGGTTCCTGCACCAATATTAACCCCTATACTACCATTGTTGTTACTACAATTTGAATTTGTTGTTGATATTGTAACATTATTAAATGAGTTTGGCGTTACAAGTGTTGTTGATTTAGTGTCGGTACATAGTCCGGCGTCAGTTATTGTGACTTCAAAAAATCCACCAGAAAGACCTGTAAAAGTGTAAGATGTTGCAAAATCAACATATGATGCTCCGTTTGACCCATAGTAAAAATATGGTGCCGTTCCACCGGTTACTATAACGGTGACCTCTCCGTCACCTAAAAAACAAGATGGTGGTTGTGTTACAAGTAGTGACCCAATACCAACATTTGGTACTTTATTTACTTGGAATGCTTTTGTAACTTCACATCCATTTGTGTTTGTAACTTTAACGGAATACAATCCTTGTGTTAAACCAGTAATTGTCGTTCCGGTTTGACCATTTACATTACTTAACCAATCTATTGTGTAGGCACTTGTAGGTGTTGTAAGTCCGGTTATAAAAATTTTACCCTGACCTTCAGTTGATATACAACTTGAGTCGTTTACAATATAGGCACCATAGTCAAAAGTTGTTGACGATTTTACAATTACAGAAGCACTTTTACCAGAGCAACCACCTCCATCATCACCAATTATATAATATGTATTTGGCAATAAGTTAGTGAAAACATAACTATTTTCACCAGGAATTACTGGCCCTACAGATATGAGATTATCTGAAAAATCATATAAATTAAGTGTTATAGCACCATATGAACTTGGTGTTGTTCCAGTTATTGACCCGTTTGTTAGATTACAAGTTGTACCTTCAGCATCAATACTTACTGAGGTTCCTGATGATATATAAAATGGTACAACAATATCATAAGTTGAGGCGTCAACTATAGTTAAAAAATATTCACCAGGTGGTAATCCACTGGTTTGATAAAGAGTATAATCAGTTGATGTATATGCTGAAGAAGGTAATAATCCAGTTGTTGTTGGTCCTTCATAAACCGCCCACCCAGGTGTATTACCGGTAAATAAAAGGTCAATCGCACCGCTACTCGTAAAAGAGCAATCCCCAGTTAATGATATGTTTATTAAAGTAATTGACATTATTGATTACACAAAATATTAAAGTTTATTCCAAGATTTATTTCAAAAACATCAAATTTATCATATGGGACACAATTATTATTATAAATTGTAACAACTTCACGATCTAAATCAATAAAATAATAAATCCCACTTGTTTCTAAATTATCAAGTGCTGTTGATATTGCTATAATCCACTCTTCGTTTGTTGGTTGACTGGTATATCCAAATGTATTTGTAACAAACTCTGTTGTAAGTGTTACACCATTTAATTTTATTTCTGCATACCAATTAACATCAAGTGTATTTAATAAACAAACATCTGGTGGTATACTATTTGATTCTAAATAATTATTTAAAACAACAGCCAAGGCCCCGCCAAACGATTCAACCATAGCATTTGATGAATTCCAAGGATAAAGACCGCAATTTAATTCTTGTAAAGGACAATCGTAAGCGAATAACTGTGTTGTAAGTTCACAAGGGTTACAAGGAACCGGAACAATTTTACAACCAAATTGTCTACGCCAAACAAATTTTTGTCTATGAAATATTGAATTTTCAAGTCGTACTCCTGTGTTCCAGATTGTTGTTGCTGGAACCATTTGTTCAATAAGTCTTACCCAATATGTTCCAAGACCATTTACATAGTCAATCATTGTCTGATATGTAAAATTATCATTTGGTACATTTATTGCTTGTCCCGACTCAAGGTACTTCCAATATATTGATTGTAATGTTGGGTATCCACCGGTTTTTCCATCTGTGATAAATTGTCTATTTCTTACATTTATCATATTTCTCCAAAAAGTCTGTGCAAATTCAAAAAATGTCTTTTCTTTTGGTTTTGGGTTAATTTCTGTCCAATCAATCCCTCCTCTTCTTGGGTAGTTACTTATTGGGTCTGGATTACAATAAGTTGGTTGTACGTAGTTAAGTCCCTCATTTGGAATTGGGTAATTATATGTTCTTGACATTGTATAAACATCATATAATAACCCAAAACTAGGATTTAACATTACGTCAACATTTTTAACATTTAGAACTAAACATTCTTCACCAACATAGTAGTAAGCATTGAATCCTCCATCAGAATTTACTCTTAAATTCTTTTCAGTATCGGTCCAGCTTTTGTTGTTATCAATTGTTCTTCTTAATCTGAAACCAAGATCCATATATGGGAAGTTTCTATATCTGTCAAGATATTCTTCACCATAATTAAATGGAAGTAATGTTGTCTGATAGTCTGGATTTGACCCAGTAAAGACACTTGTTGTAATGTCAACTTGTTCAGGCATTCTATGTTGAGGTGTTGATTCAAACCAACCCCCTCCAATTTGGAAGTAGTATGACTCGCTGTCAACTGGTGTACTAGGACATCCAATATTATCAATTGGGTACTCACTTTCCGTAATGCTAATATCAGTTGTTGTTGTACTATATGTCACACCACTATATTGAACCCCCATAATTGAGTAAACATCTGCCGAATCTAACACTGGTGTTTGTTGGACATAGGTTCCTCCAGATATCTGAACGTATTGTCTACCAAAATCCGCTAAATTAATTCTTTGGTCTGCGGTATATATATACTCATTAAAATCAACTAAAAAATCTGGAGCTCCAATAAGTCTTAAAAGAATTTCAATAGATTTTCTTGTTCCTTTTGATTTAAATAGAAACGCCGAATTCAAAACCAAATTTCTATAATATTGGTAATTCAATTCTTCTGGTGTTTGTCCAACTGGAACGCCACTAAAATCACTTTTTGCCGGTTTAAAAATTGTATCTAATAATTCGGTTTCAGTGATTGGTGAGATATTTGTACTCCACCCAAGTGTCTGTGCTAAATTTTTTAATAATTGTGATGGAATGTCGTTTTGTACATTATAATTTACAGAATTCATCATACTTAACGCATCAATGAATTTTTTTGTATTATCAAAACTTCTTCCGTAGATTTGTAACATTTTTTCCACCTTCTTGTCAAGAACATCAAATTCTTTTAATGATGGTGTTGTTAAAAACCTTGAAATCAAATTAGTTTTATACTCATCAAAATTTACGGTAAACTTATTTATTTCCGCAAGATATAAATCAAATGCTGAAGTTCTTATATCAAGATTCCAAACACCATCTATTGGGAATGTAACTGTTGTATATTTGAATTTATATGTCCCATCTTCTTGTAGTTCCGGTACTTCAAAATATGCAGTATATTTTGGTCTTATAGATCTATTAAGGAGAAAATTTTCAATGTTATCAAAATTATCATTAAAAACTTTATTAACATTTATTTCGTTTGGTCTTACAATAAAATTAACATCAGTTGTTGATAACCCAGAAAATGGATTTCCAGCAACATATACTTTTAATATAGTGCTTGATGGTGTTGTTGGTACAATATCATTTATTGGGTATTCAACCTCGTTTAAATAAATTGAGTAATAGTTATAATTTTTTTTCATATTCCTCAAGTCTGAAACGTATATTTCAGATGCTTGAGTATTTTTATCAGCGTTTGTTGTAAAGTCAATTCCAAAAGGATTACTAATAGCGTCTAGTAGAATTTCAAGTTCTGTTTCATTATCTACTGAATCGTATATAATATTTTGTGCTGTGTTACCCTCAACATAACCAGGTCTAAATTTATTAACCTCTAATGCCGCTGGAAAATAATTAATTATCCTTTGTATTGAGTTTGAGAATCTTAATTTAAGCGACCCATAAATTGTTGTGTTTGTAATTTCACTTAAATCATAATTTGGGTATATCTGAAAATTATTTGCAACAATCATTCTTGACTGCAAATCATTTGATAGATTCATTGTGTCAAGTGAGATTGGGTCCGAGAATGAACCTATTTCAAAGTTTCTATCTTGTTTTTCAGATAATGAAGATGTGAACTGAAAATTTCCTTGTGTAAAACCTCCTCCATCAACTAATTGAAAGCCGACTAAGTTATCAGAAAATGAGCCTTGACCTGATGCTTGTGGTGGACAAGTAAATTTATTTGACATTATCCAGTAATATTATTAAAAGCTTTACTAAAATCTATATTTGTTCCACGATCCTGTCTAACCTCATAAAGAAGTGAATTAAATTGATCACGAATTTCATATAAATTGTATTGTTTATATATGTTATTTTGTGTATCGTAGATTGTATAAATACCATCATCAATTGACTTGGTTTGATTACCATAAAGTGCAATTGCAAGTGTTGAGATATCTTGATCAACTATTTCAATCTCCGTTGTTATTGGATTGAAGAATGTGTTTGTTATTATGATATTCTGGTTTGGTTGTCCAATAAATGGTGTTGCGCTTGGTTTGTTTGTTGGTGATGTTGATGGTGATAATGTACAAAAAATTAAATTTGTTGCGTTTTCAACATATCTATATCTAATAACTTTTTGTGATGTATTTGTTAAATTTTGATAAATTGGTTCACAATAAAATGATGAGGTAATTAATCTAAAGAAATTAGGAATTTTTGTACCATTATCATTTAAATACTCAACTCTAAAACCAACAAGTCCCTGGTTAACGAATTTATTTTTAAATTGTGTTGGTACATTTGTAATATCAATTACAATTCCTTTAACATTTGGTAGTGCTGATAAAACACCACAATCTGTAATTTTTGTTCTAATTTCTGCCGGTCTAATATAAAGTGTATATATTCCAAGTTTATTAAAAACATCAGCGGGTAATTTTAAATTATATAAACCACCAAGAATTTCAACACCATTGTTTCCTCCGGTATTTGTATTATGGAAATATGGTCTTAGCACATTTTTTGCGTCAAGTTTTGTTAACAAAAAATTATTTGTATCGTCTCTTGATGGTGTATAATTTAGTATTATATCAACATCTTCTGGTGATACATCTGCTGGTCTTATGGTTCCATATGTTCCCGTGGCCATATTGTTTAGTTTTTACTTTTGTTTATCTTTTTATAAATAGTGTAGTTAATCTTTTTTAACTTTAAAGTATCCATATCCATATTTACTTATATCCCCCAAATTATCTACTTCACCAAGTCTTTGTATTGACTCAAGTCCGGATATCTTACCTCTTTCCATAAATAAATTTGATTGTATTTGTGGTTCGTCAATAACATTAAGTAACGCTTCGTTTTTAGTAATTGCCGTCAAAATATAATCACTACTCACAAGCCCATATGATTGTACAGAATATACCGTTGTTCCGTCATTGAAGTCAAGGTATAGAATGTCATTAATTGTATATGCAGTATATGTGTTTGTGGGATCTGGGCCAATTACCATTCCTTGAACCCCGGTACCCCCAGTTACTGGAACATTTAATTTAAATTTACCACCAAATAAGTTAATCTTTGGTCCGTATTGTTTTAAATCATTTATTGAACTTTTTGTATATCCCGTTACGGTGAATGGTGTTGTTGTATACCCACTTGAGTCATAGTCTGTAATGGTCGTATTTGAATCTCCAGTAAATATATAATCATAACTTATTGGTGTTCCAGTCCAGTTACAACCAACCGGTGTAAAATAAGCAGTTCCATTTGGGTTTGATATTGTAATACCAGTGTATGGAAGGGTTATTTCTTTTTTAACAATTGATACACCCCAAGGTGAATAACTTGTTAATGTAATTTCATACGAACTATTTTGTGTTGGGTATATGTGAGTTAGTGGTCCGGAAGTAGAAACATTTTGTGTTGGGCTACCATCGCCCCAATCAAGGACAAACACATTAAACGATAAAAATTTTAAATACTCAGTTTCTGATGTGTTAAGAAATATCACATCGTATGGATTTAAAGTGTTTGCCGAATAAATAAAATTTGTCATAACATCCTTTTGATATATTGCACCATCAAAAGGTGTGTAATAACCTAAATCATTTATATTTTCAGTAAATAATAGAGGAACTGTAAGACAAGAAAGTAGAGATTCACCATTTGTACCACCACTTAAAACTACGGACATTGGTAAGTAAACCCCAGTTGTTCCTGTTATTTGATTTATAGTTGTTGATGTTATTGGACAACAAGGATCTATCAGAACAGAAATATCTGTCTGTCCTGTATATGGAAAACTAACAAGGTCACCTATAATGTTCTCTGGTGATATTTTAAAATAGTATCGTTGGTCTTGCATTACGGATTTACATATTCATACCAAAGTATTGGGTTTATATCTGTCCCAACTCTATCTCCGGTTGAGGTTGATAAGATTTCATAATTTCTACTAGTGTAATCTAATTTTACTTTGTAATAAAAATAATCTTCACTATTAAATGTATAGTAATTACCAGCTAAAGTTGACTGTGGGACATTCATCATTCTAATAAAACTTCCTTGTCTAGCATTAAAAAACTTTGCACTCATATAAAATTCATCCAAATCTATATAGTCAGTTTCTCTAAGCCAATAAATGAAAAATCCCTCTTTATCCCCAACGTAATCAAGTCCATATTTTGGTTTCCTTATTTTAACATTTGTTAAAAATGTTGATATTGTTACAGTATCAAAATCACCTTGTTGTACTGGTAATATTATTGTAAAATAGTTTTTTTGTGATGTTTCACTTCTTGTATCATAAAAATCTAGTTTAAAAAAAGATTTAGTGAAAGGTTTTATGTAACTATAGATTTCTTTTTCTGTAAATCCAGCATATTCGTAACTATTATACCAGGATGTTGTATTTGCTATTGTGTCTCCGGTATCAAAAAAATAAAACTCATAATTTACTTTAGTAAGAAATGAATTAGTAATATTTGAATAATACTCTTGATGTGGGAATCTAGTTAACTCAAAATCAACAGGGGGTCCAATAACATCTTCAAGAACCGTCTGTTGATATTGGTCAATTGCTTGATCTCGTTCAAGAAAATCCCATTTCATTTCAATTGGGATGTCTAGTTCCTTGTCAAGGCTGTTTAGTCTTATTTTATATTTACTCACACTCATCTGTCGTAGGATCTACAATTAAATCGCCTAGATTTTGTCCGATACCTTGATAGTTGTCCGGAAATAATCTAAAAATTATATTATCATATGGATAATGTTTACCATTTGTGAATGGATAATCAACACCAACATTTTCATTATCAATATACCCAAATGGATAAATATCCCTCCATCTAAAACTATTTGATGCATTAGAGAAAAAGGCATAGTTTGGTATACCAACAATATTTACATCTGCCGGCCCCTCTTCAACGTATGGTGAAAATGTCTTTATTGTTATTGAGTTATGTGGATAGTAGTAATAACCAAATGTATTTGTTGGTGATGTGTCTAAATTTTGTGTAAAATAAGTTTGATTAAATGTGATTTTATGTACCTGTTTTGAAATTACTCTTTCGGTTTGCTCGTAATCGTTCCACTCACAAAAATCACCGTCAATTGTATCACCACTAGTTAAATCTGAAATATATGTGAAAGGTCCAATCCCAATATTTGAGTTGTATTGTTGTGTTGGTATATTGGTATCTGAAAATGTATTACTCAAGTCCCACCAAACACTTGGTAATCCAAATATTTGTTTTGTATTAAAATAATATCCTTGTTTTAATTTATTTGTCCAGCCCCAATATCCTTTCCAAATACTTGTAAAGAAAAGTTCAGTTATTGGCCTTTTTTGATTATCAATAAGGTTTGTAGTATCTATGTCAACATTAAATGATAGTGTATACGTTTGACTACCTTCTAATATTGATGTTCTAGGTAGACTTGTTGGTGTTGCAAGTGTTGGTGGATTACCATAATAAATTGGTTTTTCGTATTGTGTTTTTAAATTAAAAACATTGTTTTCAAAAGCTGTCTTTACAAGAACTGCGTCTTCTGGGTTTGTAATTATTTTATTTCGTCTTACATAATATTTTGATGTTGTCTCACCAGAACTGTCTGGATTTAAAACTCTTTTTAGATATCCGATGTTTCCAACATTAAAAGTTGTTCCCAAATATCCAACATTGTATACGTTAAAATAATTACCTTCACTTCCTGCTGTTCCATTACCAAGTGAATTAATTGCGAAAATATTTTCACCATTATAAGTAAGTGATAATTGTACATACTCACCATTATTTAATCCGTGAGGCATTGGACATCTAAATTCTATAATACTATTAGAATTTGATGTTATAACAAATGGAATACCGTCTTGTGCAATCCAATTCCAGCTAGCAAACGTTTTATCATCTTCAGCAAACATATTTTTGTTTGGATCATTTTCAAATGGATAACTAACATAATGTTTCCAGTTGTATGTTGTAGCACTTTTATTTACAAATTGTTGATGATTTGGACTGCCAGTGGTGTAGCCATTTTTATCATTATCATTTCTAATAAAATCAAATTCTGTATATTGCGGGAATCCACTCCAAGATACTGAAGATGTTGCGCCACAAGCAATTTGTTCCACTGTTTGGTCTAAATTTAAGTAATATAAATAATCAATATATGGTTGATATTGTGTGACTCCAGGAAACGAGTTTTTAAATAAAAAAACATATTTACTTACAGGTCTAAAAATATTTGAAGCTTGTCTTTCATCATCAAATACTTGAAACAGGTTTACGTCAATGGTTCTTTCGTATTCAACAACTTCTTTAGTAGTTTGATATAATGGTAGCTTTTCTGATGAATCAACATCAACTGCGTTTTGAAATCTTTTACTCCCAAGAACTATTTTTGTGCTATCGTCAATACCCATTTTTAGTCTGTTGTTTCAATATATAATTTAATGAACTTATCAAGTGCTGTAAAACCATTATTTAAACCAAAATAGAAGTAGAATGGTGCTCCCACCAATACTTTTTCACCTTCAAGTCCGTTTGTTACTCCGGCATATGTTGGTTCTGGATCTCCATTTGAATCAAAGTTTGTTATAAACCCAAGGTTATTTGGTGTTGTTGTTGTAAAATATTGATTTGGTGCATCAAAATTTAAATTTTGATATTCATTCTTATAAAACCCTGGAGCACTAAGTGTGTCCCAATTATTATTTTCAGTACCAAAGATAAAATTAGTTTGATCTCCTTGTGGTGCCAACCTCCACTTATAATGTGGAACAACTTGATCTTTTGGGTAGCCAAAATCATTAAATACCCCACCACAATTAAGACTATAATATTCATAACCAGGTGTTAATTTTCTTCTGTAAGAATAATCCTCAGTTGATGATGAGAAAAATATACCGAACAATGGTCTGCTTGGACTTGTTGAATCCCCAATGAATAATGCATTATCTGGATAATTCTCACCTAAATATGGTATAACTTTCCATTCGGAATTTATGGCTAAAGCTTGTGCGATATCACCGTCAATTCTATCACCCTTTCTTTCACTATTAAAAAATTGTATGATACCTTTACCTTCACTACTATTTCCTGCTGGGTCACCAACCGGAAGTAATTGTTGTATGAACGTTTGATTTAATAGTCTAGAAATGAAACCCATTTGTATTAAATCTGAATTATCCTTATAAGATGTTGCTCTCATTTGATCAACTAAATAACCATTAAATTCACTATCACTACAAATTTGGGAAATAAATTTTTCTCTTGGCCCTAAGTCCATAATTGTTGTAGGAAACTGAATCCTTCTAGTATTATAACCTAAACCTGGATAGTCGTTAAGTAAATAAGCTGGAGCATTTGGTGGTGTGGGACTTGCAGAGCCAACAAATTGGTTTGTTGTTTTGTTCCAAGGTGAACTTCTGTAAAAGAAACTGTTAGTAATTTCATTAAATATAATAGTGTCCTGACAATAAACATATCTTGGTTCGTCTGGTTGATCTAATTCATAAAATGTTGATTTATTAAATGAGAACATATATAGAACACCATTAATCCAATTGTTTTGGAACGTCTGAGCAAAAACTCCTTTACAAGCAGCAAATGTAACTAGGAATCTTGTTTTCCACTCAAGGAATAATCTTGCATCATCTTTAAATGCTCCTTGTATTAAGTACAATTTTTTAAAGAATTTATTATCCGATTCTTTATAGTTTAATAAACAATAACAACCTCTGTACACTCTATTATCTGGTACCGAGCAATTAGGGTTAATTTCAATGCTTGCGCCTGTTCCCACATAACATTGTAATGATTTCATATTTTCACAACTAAGTGTTGAGGTTAAACTCTGAACTAATGCACTTTCATCATAAACACCTTGACCACCATTAATGTCTGGTTCAAAACCATACACTTCGCCAGATTCAACCCCAGCTTTATAAACCCTAAAATTATTGTTTTGATGTAAACCATAACTTGTCGTTCCATAATTTTCTTCAACCCCAGTTGAGGTTGGGACTCTATCACTTCTCATTACCATATATTGCGGTTGTCCTGGTGTTTGGTCAACATTAAAGGTTACTGAAGGTATTGAATATCTATAATAAGCTGGTGAATAAACAGAAAACAGTCTAGGTGCTGTACTTTTCCAATAATCATTTTCTCTATCTTGATCTTGTCCTAAGTCACCATACATAACAGTAGAGCTATTACCTACATTTGACATTGTAAATGACCCACCAGCAAAATAATATAAACTAGTGTTATTGTTTTGCCCAAGTATTGGTGGTGGTGTTAATCCGTTGTCAATTGGTAATAAAAATCCTCGCCAGTTAGGACCACCATAACCTATTGTGTCGTATCCACCACCATTTGGTGACCCTACCTGGTTTACGGTAGGAAATCCAGCGTCTGGTGTGTAACTATTAAAAGGTGCTACCCCTTCATCAATTGATGAATAATAGTGTGGTAATCTTGACTGGAATGTTGTAAATTTATTGTAATCAACACCCCCAATAGTATATGATTCACCAAGTTTAAAATTAAATGGTTCAAAGAACAACTCAGTTGCCGTATCATTACTTATAACGTTGTGTGTTGTGGGTCTATTACCAACACCTGTTAGACCTTGTATTGGTATATTGAGATAATAATCACCTTCAATAACCACCGAGTTATTTGTTGTTGTTTGACCAAATATTACCGATAAATCATAGCGATTTTTTTGTTTTGGTGAATGTGGGTCAACACCTCTTGTAATTACAATAATTTCATATTCTTGATAACCTTCAGCCTGAAATATTACAGTTGATTTTTGTTGTGTCAATGGGTCTAAATGTGTCGTATTTTCAATTCCCTTGAAAGTTTTGATTGTGTTGTATAAATCAGAAAGATATGGGAAACTATTTGACCCATTTGCATATATAAACCCAGCTTTATGGTGTAGATATTTTTGAGGAAAAAATCCAAGTGTACTACCATTGTACCCAGTATTTGCGATAAATTCATTATAGGTAAAACCTGTTATAACTTGGAAGTACTCAATGTCTACTGGGTATTTTAAATAGTTCTCCGTAGTATCTCCAGTAATAACATAAGGGACCGAACCATTTCCACCATACGATGTTGCATATGTAACTACTTTAGTGAGTGCCGAATAAGAAGTACCAGTAACACTATTATTATTAAATTGATTTGTTGTTGCGCTAAAAAATGTAGCACCTGTTAAGTTTTGATTACATTGTGAAAGATTTGGGTCTTGAAAGGTAAAAATTTCACCGATACCTAAATTTTGTAATGTACCCGGTTTTGCTAAAATAACAAGTGGTTGATCGTAATGTTCTTGAGATGAAGCTGTATTTGTGGGATAATTAAATTTAACTTTTATTTTATTAACACCATCAAAAAATTTAGACCTATAATTAAATTCATTTAATTTTTGAGAATACGCTTCAGATGTTGGGTGTGCTAAAAATCTGAAACTTTCAGCGGTATCATTATTTTTAGCTCTTCTTTGCGGTGCAAAAACAAATGGTTGTGGTGCGTGAAGTCGTCTAGAACCAGGAATTCCGGTTGTATAATTTTGAGGTGATGCAGGATCTAAAGATTCACTCCCAGTTAAAAGCCTTAGAAATCCTAATCCGGCTGGAATACCAATTTGACCATTAACTCTTTGTTCTGACGCTTGATTAAGAAATGATTTATATTGTGTCCCGTCTCCGTCGGCACCGCAATTGTTATCGGTACCTGGAAACCAAAAATTACCAAAACAACGTTCTGGTTCATCATCATCATTTAATGGTTGATTAATGTTTGGGTGTTCAAGATTTACAAAAGTTGATAAGTTATTTATTGGTGCAAAAATTGAAGTTTGTTTTGATATTTGATTTGGGATTCCTTGTGGCAATTCAACATCAGCGTTTGCACTACCCTCTTCTTCAATTGCCGAATTAATTGAGTCTGAATCAAAATCGTCAGACATTGGTGCTTCACCACAAGCACAATCACAAGTAGAACAATCTGGATAAGTTATCATTGGAAGTCCTATTCTTGGGAACCCTTTTACTTTGAGTGCCGCAAATATTGCTAATGCTAGAAAGGCTAATGATAAACCAACAATAAAAATGGCTTTTATTACTAAAACAACAACCTTTAAAGCTAATCTTAAAGCTTCAAGTAGGTTTGTCAAATTAAATACAGCTCCAGCACCAAAACTAAACAAACCTGCAATTTCATTAACAATTGCGGCAATTTCAGTTGCTGTTTCATATACTGCAGACCCTGCTTGGACAACAAAGTATAATCCAAGTGCAATTAATAACCATTTAAGTATTGGCCAAATAAGTGCAATTAAATGGGCAATAAATAATAAGACAAGAATTGGAAATTGTAATATATTAAAAAGTAGGTTGGTTATAAAAAATATAAAATCAAAGTTTCTTATTACATCATTTACTGGAAAAGTATTGACTGTTGATTTACAAGTTCTATTGTCAATCTCTTTAATACCTAAATGTTTTGCCCTACCAATACCATTTTTATACCTATCTATAAATGCGGCTGTCGTATAAACTTTATTGTAATGGAATTCATAGAAAGTGTCCTCACAATCAATTGCAGATTGTGGATCAACATAGTCATCCCAATCCAAACTAAAAGTATATGACCTTAATAAGTCAAAATAATTTTCAGAATATAATGTATATATTACCTCTGCTTGAGTTAATGGGTCAGTAAAAACCGGAGTAATTGTAACTATATCCCCAGGATTTGTGGGTATTACTTGAGTGTCCCCAAAATATGGGATACCATTTATTTCAACACTATATGAACTAACATTTATAACCTCATCAAAAACTAAACCACCACCATTAGGTCCAATAGTGATTGTATCACTTATCTGATTTCCAAGAATTGAAAAGGTTGTGTTTGGACACCCCCCAACACCTGTAAATGATACTGATGATGGTAATGTTGGGTCTGTTTGAACAAATTGAATCAATATACCATTTGTTGTTGTAAGACCTGTTATACCATTTGATAGATTCCCATAATATGGTTGTAATCCAGATAGAGTTCCGGTTGATGATACATAAACTTGATATGAATCAACGTTTGTAAGAACTGGATTTATAAGTGATCCTGGTCCTGGTACCGATTGAAAGGTTGAGTTTACTTGTGCTGGAATTATAAATGGTACAGTTTGTGATTGCCCAATCTTAAGTGGGTCATTATTATATGAAACATTTGCTGTGTCCCACCCAAATTCCTTTATGTTTGGTACAAGAAAATTAGCTCTTAAAAATTCATTCTGAAGTCCACCCTCATTTTCCCATTTAAATTTAAATCTATATCTTGCTTTTGTTGGTATACCAATTGTTGGGTCTGTAGATAATGTTTGTTCACCAAATTCATTTGTAAAAACATAATCTAAATTCATTGGTAAATTAACAAGATAAGCCCCATCCCCATCAATTACTTTTCCGTTGTTATCTAAATTAAATTGTTCAAGTATTGGTAATCCATCGTCATCAACATTTATCGTTTGTCTTATTGATAATATTTGTCCAGGACCAGAAACTAATTCACAAAGATTTCCGGTGTTATTTTTTGGTCTACAGCTTGCTCTTAAAGCGTCATCATCTGTTGTTGAGATGATTGACCCCATAAAAACAGCGGTTGGTTCAATTGATATGTTTGCCTCAGCTGTTAAATCAAAGTCAGCTCTTGTTATTCCTAATTGACAAATTTCTGGTTCACCCCAAAGTGGTGAGATATCAATAATTTTATTTAAAGTTTTTACTTGTGGTAATTCATTTAAATTTGTTGAGGATTTAAATTTTGATCCGTTTACTTGTGATTCAACCGCTTGACCTGCTTGTATTAAATCTTGTGGTGCCAGTGAGAAACAACCAATGTCAGATAAATCAACATCCATAAAAATAGTTTGACTTCCAAGTGGGACGCCAAAAATCATATAGTCACCACTATCATTTGTTCTAGTTGTAAACTTATAATATTTGTCGTATACTTCTATGTAAGATTCATCAAGAAGAGCATCACTTCTATCCGGAAATGTTCCTGTTGCTGCGTGACCGTCATATGATGGGTTTTTAGGTAATAAGTTATATCTATAACCATCCGCATCCAAATCTGAAAGTGAGGTATAAGGATATAGCTCAGTAATAATTGGATTTAATGAGTCTTCATTTGATATAGGAATGAAAACTGAAACCCTAGCGTTTGCTAACCCAAAACCACCATTCACGAATACTCTACCAACAACAACGCCGTAGTCAGAACATTGTCTATTGTAGATGTCACTTTTTAAAATTTTGAGTGATAGAATGTTGAGTGTTTCAAAGTCCTGATCCAATTGGACTTGAATGGCTTTGTCAACCCCAACTTGGGTTCTTATTCTTTGTGATTTCGGCATTAAATGTTTTTTTGATAAATAGTTTATTTCCTATTTTCAAAAAAATAATCTCTTTTTAAAAAAAATAAATCGTCAAGAGAATGTTGTCCCACCGAAATTCAGAACTCTTACATTAATATCCTTATTTGGGAATCTTATTTGATACATTTGTGTTGGTTCAGCAAAGATTGTGTCGGCAATTAATTCAATTTGTTTTGTCTCAGGGTCTGAATATTTTTGTGATGTTTGAGATGACGAGTATTGACCCCCAACTTTATTAAAGAATAAGATATCAGATATACTCACAATACCATCTTCTTGTTGTATTAATCTTCTTATTTCTGACACATTAACATTTTGTCCTAGTTGTCTATTTCCGGGTGAAAAATATTGTGTTATAATGTCAATTATTTTTGTAACTAGCGCTCCTTGATTCTGAGTCCCATCTAATATAACATCAACTGTTACCCCAAGGTCAATAACATTTGCATTTTCAACAGAAATATAATCATTAATCATTCTGTAATTTGATAAATAATTTGCAATATTTTGTTTTAATGTATTTGAGTTTGTTTCACTTAACTTACCGTCATTATCGTATGACAACATTTTTATTTTAATTTTGTTATTCTCCTCAGTAATTGTTACTTTTGCTGGTGCACCAAATTGTGATGGCATTGTTCTTATTATTGATTCATAATCATTAATTGTTACAGCTCTGTTCTGTGCTGCAAAGTTAAATGAAACCATATTCCTAACTTCTTCAACTGTTGGTGTGTTAGCGCCGCCAACTGCCGCTGTAACGTTATTACATTTAAGTGAGTTGATAGTCGTTCTATTTGTTGTCTCTGATGGACCATTAACCGCAAATGAAACAGTTCCAATTTGATTAATAACATTTGACCCTAAATTTGACCCTTGTCCTCCACCAACTCTATATTGAATGAATAATGTTGTGTTTGGTTTAAGGGCACTTCCAAGTGCTATATTATTTGAATATTTTGCAAGATTTAAATCAAACCCATTTCTTGTAAATTCTCTCACTTGATCCTCCGCTGATGTGTTACCACCACCAAAAGTCATTTTTAAAAATCCTTGTGAAGTAAATTCAGAAATAAATTTATCTGATGTTGTGATATATCTCCCAACTTTAATTCCG